GATACAAATCCACCTGCGCCAAAAGATAGTTTTGATGAAGAAAATGGTTATTGGGATACTGCCATAGCACTTAAAAAAATATCTCCAGAAAATATGAAACAGGTGGTGAGAAAAATAACCTGGAGTTCTGGAACAACTTATGATATGTATAGACATGATATAAGTAGAACTAACACTTCAAAACCCTCTGGAGTTACCAGTTTATACGCTGCAAATTTTTATGTTGTAAATAGTGATTTTCGTGTATATATTTGCCTCCAAAATGGAACTGACCCAGAAAATCCCGAAGGAAGACCATCTCTTGATGAACCAACTTTCACTGATTTAGAACCAAGATCCGCTGGAACAAGTGGTGATGGATATATCTGGAAATATCTGTATACAATCACTCCAAGCGATATTGTTAAATTTGATACTTCTAATTTTATTCCCGTTCCAAAGAATTGGGAAACCAATGACGAAGATTCTGCAGTTAGAAATAATGCTGCCACCAGTGGACAGTTAAAGATTGTCACTATTACAAATCGTGGAGTAGGAATTGGAACAGCAAACACAACATATACAAGAGTTCCTATAAAGGGTGATGGATCTGGAGCCGAAGCAACAATTGTTGTAAACAATAATTCAAAAATAGAATCAATTACTATTTCGAGTGGTGGTTCTGGATATACTTTTGGAACAGTTGATTTAGTAACGGGAAATGTTCCTACTGGAACAACAGCTCCTGTTTTCGATGTCATTATTCCACCAAAAGGTGGACATGGCGCAAACATTTATAGAGAACTTGGAGCAAATAGAGTTTGTCTTTACACAAGAATTGAAAACGATACACAAAATCCAGATTTTATAACTGGCAACCAAATTGCTAGAGTTGGAGTTATTGAAAATCCTTTGGCATATAGTTCAAGTTCTATTTTAACTGAAGATAAAGCAAGTGCTGTGTATGCTTTAAAACTTGTTGGAGTAGGTTATAGCACAGCAACATTTGTTGCCGACAGTTTAGTTTCTCAAACTATTGGAGTTGGTTCCACGGCTGTAGGTAAAGTTGTTTCTTATGATCAGACTACAGGTGTTCTTAAGTATTGGCAGGATAGAACTTTATCTGGATTCAATACAGATGGAACAAAAGATACATCTCCAATCTATGGATTTGGTCTGAATAGATTTACATCCTCTGTGGGAGCAAGCGGCACAACTATTGTTCAGGGAGGAAGTGTTAATTTAACAATTGATACCAATTTTACTGGTCTCACTACCACAATAAATAGTAGGACATATTATTTTGGTCAAACTTTTACAAATGGAGTTTCAAATCCAGAAGTTCAAAAATATTCTGGAAATATTATCCATGTAGATAATAGACCTTCTGTAACAAGATCATCTAGTCAAAAAGAAGATATCAAGGTAATTTTGCAGTTCTAAGAAATCATGCCAGAGTCAACTAATCTTAACGTTTCTCCATATTTTGATGATTTTGATTCTACAAAAAATTATCATAAGGTTTTGTTTAAGCCTGGATATCCAGTTCAGGCTAGAGAATTAACCACGCTTCAATCTATTCTTCAAGATCAGATTGAAAAATTTGGTAATCATGTTTTTAAAGAAGGATCTGTAGTAATTCCAGGTCAATTGAGTTATAGTAATGAGTTTAGATTTGTTAAAATCGAAAATTCATATCTTGGAGTAGATGTTAGTGTTTATATCAATGATCTTGTTGGCAAAAAAATTACTGGCGACGAATCAAAAGTAGAAGCTCAGATTGTATACGTTTTAACACAAAATGAATTGGGAAATGAATATACTACCTTGTATGTAAATTATTTGGCTTCTGGTTTGAACGACCAGAATACATTTTCTGACAATGAAAAACTGACTTTAAATTCTGCATATACAGAAAATTCTGTAATAATCCAAAGTGGAGAAGGTTTTGCAAATACAACTTCCAATGCCACAGGAAATGGATCAGCCGCAGTTCTTAATAATGGAGTTTATTTTTTAAGAGGGTATTTTGTTGAGGTATCTGATCAGACTTTAATTTTAGATCCATATTCAAATATCACAAGTTGTAAAGTTGGATTTGATGTAATTGAAGAGACTGTTACATCAGATGAAGATGATACCTTAAATGATAATGCACAAGGATTTTCAAATTATGCAGCTCCAGGAGCGGATAGATTTAAAGTATCAGCCTTATTAAGTAAGAAAGAAATAACTGATACAACTGCAGATAATTTTGTAGGATTATTGGAAGTAAGAAATGGCGAATTAATTAAAAATACTACAACAACTTCCCAATATAATATTCTTGCAACGGAACTAGCAAGAAGAACATCAGATGAATCTGGGGATTATTATGTAAGACCTTTTGATGTAACTGCAAAGGAAACTTTAAATGATAATCTGGGAAATGGTGGAATTTTTCAAGAAAATTCGCTAACGTATAATAACAATACACCAAGAGAAAGTTTAGCAACATATAAAATTGGCGCTGGAAAAGCATTTGTTAAAGGATATGAAGTTGAGTCTTTATCTGCAAACTTCTTAGATTTTGAAAAACCAAGATCAACCAAGAGTGTTACTGATGCAAGCATTGCATATGTAACTGGTCCTACGTTTACAGTAAACAGGGCAACTGGAGCTCCAAATTTAAATCTTGGAAGTCCATTTATTGTATCTTTAAGAGATTCTAGAGTTGGTGTTGCATCTTCTGCTCTTTCAGGAAAAGAAATTGGTCTTGCAAGAGTTTATGATTATGCATTAGAATCTGGTTCTTATAATACTTCCAATTTAAACCTCAATCAGTGGGATATTGCGTTATTTGATATAGAAACTTATACTGAAATTACACTCAATCAAAATGTAACCCTTACGACTCCTATTCATATCAAAGGTAAAGCAAGTGGCGCAACGGGATATCTGAGATTTGATGTTAACAATGCAGGAATTATTACTGCTTATGGAGTAAAGGGTTCTTTTGCAGCAAATGAAAAATTCATTTTCAATGGAGTGGAGGGAACAAGTAGGGTATCAACAGCAATAACTGAGTATTCAATTCAAGATGTTGAGTCTCTCTCAAACGTTAGCACTTCAACTACTTCATTTACTGCAGATATTGTTCCAATAGTAACTTATAATGTTGGACTTGCTTCAATCACCGCAAGATCTACAACAGGTATTAGTAGTATTAGTCTGGACAGAGCAGATAGTAATTTTGCGTTTACAAATAATGTAAAAATTGGAGGATTGGTTCAGTACACAATTTCTGGATCGACTGTTCCAACTTATAATAAAGTTTTAAGCGTATCTCAAAATTCTATTGTTGTAACTGGAGTTGCAACAGTAACAGGAATTTGTGAGGGTTCTCCTCCATCCACTGCAAAAACTGTAAGTGACCTATCTATTCTTGGATCATCTTTTCAAACATCGGTAGACAATACATTATACACTAAATTACCTAAAAACTTCATACAATCAGTAGATCTCACAGAATCAAATTTAACTATTAAAAAAGAATTTGCAGTTACTATTACAAGTAATCAATCAAATACTCTGACCGCAGCGACAAATGAAACTTTCTTACCATTTGACGAAGAAAGATATGTATTAGTAAGATCCGATGGTTCTTTTGAAACTTTAAGAGCAGATAAGTTTACTTTTAATGCAACTTCTTCGGAATTAACACTTCGAGGCCTTGGTGCTAATGATAGTAGTGCAAGATTAATTGCAACATTAAGAAAAATCAATGTAAAATCTAAAGTTAAAAATAGAAATAGAATCAACACATTAATTGTAAATAAGTCAAAATATGATTATTCTGGAATTGGATCAACAACAATTAATGATGGATTGACCTATGGCACGTTCCCATTTGGAACAAGAGTACAAGACGAAGAAATTTGTCTGAATGTACCAGATGTAACAAAAATTTATGGGGTGTTTGAATCTACCACTACATCAGAAGCGAATTTATCTTCGGTTACCTTTAGTTCATTAACAGGTCCAACAAACAGAACTGGAGACCTATTAATTGGAGAAACTTTTATTGGTCAAACTTCTGGTGCGATAGCGATTTATACAACTAAAGTAAATGATTTGAAAATCAATTTTGTTTACTTAAATGATAAGTCTTTCCAAGAAAATGAAACTGTTTTATTTGATGAAACAGGAATTGAAGCTGCAGTTTCATCAATTACTTTATCTGATAAAAACATTACTGAAAACTATAAATTAGATTCTGCTCAGAAAAATACAATTTACGATTATTCGAGAATTGTAAGAGATCCTCTGACAAAGGAACCCGCAAAACAAATTAAGATTATTTTTGAGTCTGCGAGTTATGGATCATCTGATCTTGGAGATGTTACTACAGTAAGTTCGTATGATAATTTTGATTATTGCGATATAGCTCCTGTAGAAGGAAGAGTTGCAAACAGTGATATTTTAGATATTAGACCAAGAGTATCACAGTATTCCGTTTCTGCTGGGTCTCGTTCTCCTTTTGAATTTTTATCAAGAACTTTTTCAGAATCGCAAAATTCTGGGAGAAATATTCTTGCTTCCGATGAATCAATTCTTCTTTCTTTTAACCATTATTTGGGAAGAATTGATCGCATTTTCCTCACAAAAACTGGAGCACTTCAACTCGTTTCTGGAGATCCAGCAGAAACTCCAAGACCACCAAAAGCACTGGATGATGCACTTGAAATTGCGTCTGCAGTTCTTCCACCATATCTTTGCGATGTAAATAAGGCATCTATTCAACTTCTTAATCATAAGAGATATCAAATGAAAGATATCTCAAGACTTGAAGATAGAATTAAAAATCTGGAAACATATACAACTTTAAATCTTTTAGAAGCAAATACACAATCATTAAGTATTCGAGATGTAAATGGATTGGATAGATTTAAATCTGGATTTTTTGTTGATAATTTTAGAAATTTAAATACACAAAATACAACTACAAAAATTAAAAATTCAATTGACGCAACAAATCAAGAATTAAGACCATCTCCATATTGTACTGAAGTTGATCTTTTAATTGGATCAAAGTCACTAGTGGGAATTGGAGCTTCTGTGGATCCTACAGCAGACTCAAGATTTGTTACAGATTTAATTGGTAGTAATGTAAGAAGAACAGGACAGGTTATCACATTAGATTATACAGAAGCTCGTTTCTTATCTCAACCATATGCTACGAGAATTGAAAATGTAACTCCATATCTTGTAACCAATTACATTGGAAATATTGAGTTAACTCCATCATCTGATGTTTGGACTGATCAAGTTAGATTAGATCCAAGAATTATATCGCAAGATAATTTTACTGCTACTCAACAACAATTAGCTGCTGAAGGATTTGACCCACAAACAGGTCTTGGTCCAGTAAATTGGAATGCGTGGGAAACAACATGGTCAGGAACAGACACCACACAACGAGTAGAAGATTCTGGAGATGCCACTACAACATTTACCACTACCACAACAACTGAAGAACAAAGAAGAACAGGAACTCAATTACAACTCACTGAGCAAGTAACAACAACTTCTCAAGGAGATTCCTTAGTTGCCTCGGAACTCATAACATTTATGAGATCAAGAAACGTTGAGTTTGTTGCTAAACGTTTTAGACCATTCACTCAAGTATATGCTTTCTTTGATGGAGAAGATGTTAATTCATTTATTGTTCCAAAACTTCTTGAAATTACAATGGAATCTGGAATATTCCAGGTTGGAGAAACTGTAACTGGAAGTTTTGCAACATCTCAAATTAATCAAAATAATACTCCAGGGATTACTCCAACAGAAATTACATTTAGAGTCGCATCTGCAAATCACAAGTATGGTCCATTTAATGCTCCAACTGATGTTTATACTCGAACACCATATGATCAGCAAGTAACCGGAACTTTAGCTTCTGGTTATTCGGCAACTTCAACAATTCTTAATGTTGATGTTGCAAGTCTCTCCGAACAAGCGCAAGGACAATTCTTTGGTAGAGTTGCAACTGGACTTAAGTTAAAAGGATTAACAAGTGGAGCAGAGGCAACAATATCAAATGTCAGATTGGTTTCTGATAATCAGGGAACAGTCATTGGTTCATATTTAATTCCAAATCCAAATGTTCCAACAAATCCAACTTTTGAAACTGGTGTAAAGACATTTAAGTTAACTAATAATCCAACAAATTCTTTAGTTCCAGGATCTGTTTCCACTGAAGGTGAAGTAAATTATTATGCACAAGGCCTTGTAAATAACATTCAAGAAACTATTGCATCAGTAAGAAGTCCTCGTTTTGAATCTACTACACTTACTGATTCAAGAACTCAATCAAACTCTTCAACATCATCAAATACCACTGTTACAAGAATTCAACCAGTATTCATCACTAATACGATTGTAGTACAAGCTCCTGCACCTCAGCAAGATCCTTTGGCACAATCATTCTTACTTCCTGATGGAAACGGATTATTTGTAACTAAAATTGATTTATATTTTAACTCAAAAGATGATACTCTGCCCGTTACAGTACAACTTCGCTCGATGAAGCTTGGACTGCCAACCACAGAAATTTATCCATTTAGTGAAGTTGTGATCGATCCTGCAAATGTTAATATTTCCGATGATGGTAGTGCAGTCACAACAGTAACTTTCCCATCTCCAGTATATCTTAGAGGTGGAGAAGAACATGCAGTTGTTCTTCTGTCAGAATCAACTTCATATCAAGTTTGGATTTCAAGACTCGGTGAACCAGACAGGACAACCGCCGGGTTAGCAGAATCTCAGCAAATATTTGTAACCGAGCAACCACTTTTAGGTTCATTATTTAAGTCTCAAAACGCTTCTACTTGGACTCCAAGCCAATATGAAGATCTGAAATTTAATTTATATCAAGCAGTATTTACTGATGAAGTTGGGGATATTAATTTCTATAATCCACAACTCAACATTGGTAACAAACAAATTGCTAATCTTTTAAAGAATCCTCTTGAAATGAATTCAAGAAAGATTCGTGTTGGATTAGGAACTACGGTAACTAGCACAAACTTTATTGTTGGAACTACAGTTTCCCAAAGAAATTCAAATGCAACTGGCAATTATGTTGGATCTGCTGGATCTGCAACTAACACACTTACAATTACAAATGCAGGTATCGGTTACTCTGATGGATCTTACAGTGGAGTTTCTTTGACTAATGTAACTGGATCTGGAGTTAATGCAACTGCAAACATTACAATTTCTGGAAACGTAGCTACAGCAGCAACGATTAGTGCTGGAGGATCTGGATATCGAGTTGGTGATGTTCTGAGTGTATCTAGTTTAAATGGAAGCACTCTTGGATCCAATCTGAGACTTTCTGTTGGGCAAATAGCAGGCATTAATGAAATTATTCTTGATAAAGTTCAAGGCAATTTCACTACTGGTGCTGGTAGTACAATTGCATATGTTGTATCTGGAATCGGGATCACTGATTTGAATGGTGGCGGGGTAACTGCAAGTTATGTAACCGTAGATTCTGAGGAATTTGATGGATTGCATATCAAGGTAAATCATAAAAACCATGGTATGTATGCCTTAAATAACAACGTTGTTATTTCTGGAACATATTCTGACATAACTCCTACAACATTGAACGCTGCATATGCTAAAGAGGATTCTGGAAGCATTGTACTTGTAAGTTCATCTAATTTCTCTACATTTGAAAATGTTGGTGTTGCATCAACAAATCCAGGATATGTTTTAATTGGTGATGAGATTATCGCATATCAAGGAGTTAATGGAAATACTTTGACTGGAATTACCAGACAAATTGATCAAACCAAAGCTTTCTCATATACTGCTGGAACTCCAGTATTCAAATATGAATTAAATGGTGTTTCTCTTAGAAGAATTAACAAAACTCACACTCTTCAAGATGTTGGGTTCTCTTCAGCAAGGCCTTTTGATCTTGACTATTACTATCTGAAAATTGATTCAAGTTCTGCTGGTAATTCGGCATCTTTACCACAAGGTCAAGTTAATAGAAGTGTCGCAACTTCATTCCCACCACTTTATATTAATGAAACAAAATCTGCGGGTGGAACAAACATTTATGCAACTCAAAACATTCCTTTCGAAATTATAAGACCAAATATTCAAACGATGAACTTGCTTGGAACAGGTCTCTCTGCTTCGATTAGAACAGTAACTGGTTCAAGTGTCGATGGAAATGATGAATCTTATACTGATGCAGGATATGAACCAATTTCTCTGACATCAAACAATTATCTCAATTCCACAAGAATTGTAGCTGCATCAGTCAATGAGACTTCTGCTTTAACTACACTTCCAGGAAATAAATCATTTACTCTGAATATCAAGATGGATACTTTTGACAGAAATGTGTCTCCAGTTATTGATTTGGATAGAGTATCTGCAATCTTTATTAGTAATAGAGTAAATAGTCCAATCGAAAACTATGCAACCGATTTTAGAGTTTCTACCCTTGAGGACGATCCATCAGCATTTGTTTATGCATCAAATCCAATTGCACTTGAAGTTCCAGCATCTTCTCTGAAAGTTATTATGAGTGCATATGTTAACAGAATTGGCGATCTAAGGGCATTCTATGCCCTTCTGGGCGATCCTACGGAGAAACCCATCTACTATCCATTCCCAGGGTATAATAATCTTGACAGTCTTGGTAATGTAATTAATACTGCAAACAATGATGGATTATCTGATGTCAAGATTGCAAAAACTGATAATCTTGCCAACCTGAGTCAGAATCTTGATTACAAGGAGTATACATTCACTACTAATAATCTGACAGATTTTAGATACTTTAGTATTAAATTGATTGGATCATCAACCGATATGGCCCACCCACCAAGATTAAAGGACCTTAGAGTTATTGCTCTTGCGTAATTATGAATACAAAATTTTCCAAAGTTGAAGGTTATAATAACCTAATTCGTGATAATTCCACAAATGCAATTTTAAACACAAATATGAGTGACTATCAAAATTATAAAAATTTAAAATTAGCAAAAGAATCTGAAGGACAAAAACTTCAAAAACTTGAGGATGATATGTGTAGAATGAAAAATGATCTCGATGAAATTAAAAATCTTTTAAGAGTTTTGACCTATGAATCCAAATAATATTGAACTTACAAATTTGAATAAATGCTTTGAATATGAAAAGGTTGCTCGTGATATAGATAGTATAAGCGATATTGATGAGTTAAAAAATCTCGCTAAATCGTTTGCAAAGTTATATCTCAAGCAAGAAGAAGTTTTATCTGAACTCAAATGGCCCAACCCAGCACAAGACAAGAACTGATTGATTACTGCAAAAGAAAACTGGGATATCCAGTTTTGGAAATCAACGTTGCTGATGAGCAAATAGAAGATCTTGTTGATGATGCGGTTCAATATTTTCAAGAACGTCATTTTGATGGTGTCTATCAGACATACATGAAGTATCGAATAACTCAAGATGATATTGATAGGGGAAGAGCTAGAGGAGGAAATACAGGTTCTGTTGGAATTACTACAACAACCGTAACAGAAACAGTCGGGCTTACAACATCATTTAATTTTGAAGAAAACGGAAATTATTTACCAGTTCCGCCATCAGTAATTGGTGTTAATAAAATTTATAAATTTGATGGCACTAATAGCATTACTCACAATATGTTCAGTGTCAAATATCAGTTATTCTTAAATGATATTTACTATTGGGGCACCACTGAACTTTTAACCTATGCTATGGTTAAAACTTATCTGGAAGATATTGATTTCTTATTAACGACTGAGAAGCAAATTAGATTTAATAAGAGACAAGATAGACTGTATATTGATATTGATTGGGGAAGTGCTGCTGTCGGAAACTACATTATTATCGATTGCTTTAGGACATTAGATCCTAATGATTATTCTAGAGTTTGGAATGATTCTTTCTTAAAACCATATTTGACTGCATTGATTAAGCGTCAGTGGGGGCAAAACATGATGAAATTTACGGGAGTCAAATTGCCTGGTGGTGTGGAACTGAATGGAAGACAGATGTATGAAGATGCTCAAAGAGAAATAGATCTCATTATGGAAAGAATGTCCAATACTTATGAATTACCACCGTTAGACATGATCGGATAATATGCTTAATCCATTTTTTCTTCAAGGGTCTAAAACCGAACAATCGTTAATTCAAGATTTAATTAACGAACAACTTCGTATGTATGGAGTTGAAATATATTATATCCCTAGAAGTTATATTACTAAAAAAAGTGTTATAAGAGAAGTCATCGAATCAAAATTCACCCAGGCACTCCCAATCGAAGCTTATGTTAATACTTATGATGGATATGAGGGGCAAGGAACAATACTTTCCAAATTTGGTATTCAACCTTTAACAGATTTAACTGTAACAATTTCAAGAGAACGATTTGAAAATTATATTACACCATTAATAAAAGATAGACCAAATGTTGAATTATCTACGAGACCAAAAGAGGGTGATTTAATTTGGTTTCCCCTTGGAGATAGATTGTTTGAAATTAAATTTGTAGAACATGAGCAACCCTTCTATCAATTACAAAAAACTTATGTTTATGAGTTGAAATGTGAACTCTTCAGATATGAGGATGAAGAACTCAATACTGATGTTCCAGAAATTGATGATAATATCCTTAACGATGGATATACACAAACTCTAAATTTAGTTGGAGTTGGAACTACAGCAACTGCGATTACCGGAATACTTAATGGTGCTGTACGTTTAATTACTGTAACAAATAGAGGACGTGGATATATTTCTCTACCTCAAGTTGCAATTTCTTCTGCACCATCTGGTGGATTAACAGCAGTTGGAGTCGCAACATTTATTGATACTATTGTGGATTGTAATGGAACAACATCTAATAAGATTCAAGGAGTTGAACTTATAAATCCTGGATATGGATATACTGTTGCTCCTGGGATTGTATTTGTTGGTGGAGGTGGATCTGGGGCAGCTGCAACGGCATCAATTGGTAATGGAGTTGTTGGAGTAATTACAGTAACAAATGGTGGTGGGGGTTATGCAACTCCGCCAATCGTTACTATTCCTGCTGCTCCAGCTGGAGGCATTAGTGCTACTGCAAGAGCATACATTAATACTGTTGGTGTTGTAACTTCAATTAGAATTATAAATGCCGGTGCTGGATATACTGTTGCACCTACTATTACTATTGCAACACCAGCATCATCTGGTGTTGGCACTTATATTCATGGAGAAACTGTTACAGGAAGTATCAGTGGAACGACTGCATTAGTCAAATCTTGGAATGCTCCTACAGGTGAACTTAATGTTTATAAGATAAATGGAAACTTTATTAATGGTGACGTTATAACTGGAGCTGGATCATCTGCTGCATATAAACTGAGAATATATTCTACTGATGATAATGTCGATAGATATGCTCAAAATGATGTAATTGAGTCTGAAGCGGATCAAATCGTAGACTTTTCTGAGACAAATCCATTTGGAACACCATAATTAAATATTTTTATTTGTTAAATAGATTATATAAGCAATTGCTAACATGTTTGAATATTTTTATCACGAAATATTGAGGAGTACAATTGTAGCGTTTGGTACTATATTCAATGATATTTCAATCAAACACACAAATGATTCTGATAATGTAACGAGTGTAATTAAAGTTCCATTAGCTTATGGACCCACTCAGAAATTTTTAGCAAGACTAGAACAAGTTCCCGATCTTAACAAACCAGTTCAAATTTCTTTACCAAGAATGTCATTTGAATTTACTGGTTTAACTTATGATCCTTCTAGAAAAGTTACAACGACTCAGACATTTCTTTCTGGTTTAGCTTCGGATACAACTAAACCAAGAAAAACTTATATGCCAGTTCCATATAATATGAGTTTTGAGTTAGCAATCTATACAAAATTAAATGATGATATGCTTCAAATTGTGGAGCAAATTTTGCCATATTTTCAACCAGCATATACATTATCGGTTGATCTAGTAAGAACGATTGGAGAAAAACGAGATATTCCAGTTGTCTTTGAAGGAATAACAATGAGAGATGAATATGAAGGTGATTTTAATACTAGGAGATCTTTATACTATACTCTTAGATTTACTGCCAAAACATACTTGTTTGGCCCAGTTGCAGATATATCCAAAGATATTATCAAAAAAGTTACTATCGGATATATTGGTGGAGATCAATCTTCAAGTCCATCAAGAGATCTTTCTTACAGTGTTGAACCTCGTGCAACTAAGAACTATACTGGTACTGTAACAACTAATCTTGCACAAGATATTGATGCATTATCAACTACTAATTTTATAGATGTTGTTGATGCATCATCTATTTCTGCAGCAACATATATTGTAATTGATAGTGAAGAAATGTATGTAGAATCAATATCTGGAAACACACTCAAAGTTACAAGAGGATCTGATAACACAGTTATTGCACCTCATGTGAACGGTTCTGCAGTTAAGAAAATTACGACTGCAGATAATGCATTGATACAACTTGGCGACGATTTTGGATTTAGTGGATCATGAAAATGACAAAGAAATTCGACAAATTAAACGAGACTTTTGATATTTCTGGAGAAATAGTCGAATCAAAGTCGGAAACTGTCGAGACAAAAATCGAATCAATTTCATCTTCGGTTGAAGATATTAAAAAAGATTATGAATATACTAGAGGAAATTTGTATTCAATTATTGAAAAGGGGCAGGAAGCCATTAATGGTATTTTAGAACTTGCACAAGAAAGTGAAATGCCTAGAGCTTATGAAGTTGCTGGACAATTAATTAAAAATGTCTCAGATGCAACCGATAAATTAATGGATCTTCAGAAAAAACTAAAAGATATTGAAGAAACTAAACAAGTTCGTGGTCCTACAAATGTGACAAATGCATTGTTCGTTGGATCAACTGCAGAACTTTCCAAACTTTTAAAGGATGGATTGGGAACAGATAATAAATAGTTGAAAAAGTCCCATGGCAGTACCAGCAGTAAATATAGTAATTGAAAAGGGAGCAGACTATTTTGCAACTTTTACAATTACAAATCCAGATGGAACTCCATATAATTTAACAAATAGTAGTGCATTGTCAACTTTAAAAAAATTTCCAGATGCAACATCTGGAATTACGACATTCACATCTTCTTTAGTTGTTGCCACTGGAAAGGTAACAATATCACTTGGAAATTCTATTACAAGTGAACTTGACAT